CTAAAGTCCAGATACACTGGTGACGTTGGCTTAGCTTGTAGCCTGCACTACGACTCATCCACTGGAAGACTTAAAGAAGTAGATGACGGTGATAACTATGATGCCTTTGACGGAGATGAGCTATGAGTAACTTAGTATTTGATATAGAAGCAGACGGCCTTGACCCCACTAAGATACATTGTATTGTAGCTCAGGATGTAGACACTATGGATGTGTTTACGTTTGACAATACCCAGCTCGAAGAGGGTTACGGATTGCTTAAAGCCGCTAAGAAACTAATCGGCCACAACATAATCGGCTATGATATACCAGCACTCAAAAAGCTTTGGAACGTAGACTTCACTGATAAGAAGGTGACCGACACACTTGTTATGTCACGCTTGGCAGAGCCATCACGCCAAGGTGGCCACTCACTAGATAGCTGGGGTGAACAGTTAGGATGCCCTAAAGGAGATTATAATGATTGGCTTAATTTCTCTCAGGATATGGTGGAGTACTGTCAGCAAGATGTTAGAGTTAATGAACTGGTGTATAAGAAACTCCTCGTATCGCTTGCTGGTTTTAGAGACGAGAGCCTTGACCTTGAACATCAGGTACAGGACATTATTGCTCAACAAATCAAGAACGGTTGGCTCTTAGACCAGAGAAAAGCATTCACTCTACTAGCTAAATTAAAAGAGAAAAAGCTTGACTTAGAGGATAAGGTGCATGAGAAGTTCAAGCCTTTACCTACTTTTATAAAACAAGTATCACCGAAGGTCAAGAAGGACGGTACCTACTCCATCGTTGGCCTGAAGTTCTTAGGTGAGCAGTGGGAGACAGCAGTAGCAGACTTTAGTAGGATTGATTACCCTGAGTTTAACTTAGGTTCGCGCCAACAAATAGGCCGATACCTACAGTACTTCGGGTGGAAGCCTGACACATTTACTGAGAAGGGTCAGCCCATAGTAGATGAGTCAGTACTTAATAAAGTCAAGGGTATACCAGAGGCTGCGTTGATTGGGGAGTACCTTCTAGTTCAGAAGCGTATAGCACAGATACAGAGCTGGATAACAGCAGTTAAGGATGACGGTAGAGTACATGGTTACGTAAATGCTAACGGCGCTGTAACAGGCCGTATGACACACTCAAGCCCTAACATGGGACAGGTGCCAGCAGTCTACTCGCCTTACGGCAAAGAATGTAGAGATGTCTGGACTGTACCAGAGGGTTACAAGTTGGTAGGTATGGATGCCAGCGGCTTAGAGTTGCGTATGTTAGCTCACTATATGAACGACGAAGGATATACAAATGAAATACTCAATGGAGACATTCACACGACAAACCAGTTGGCTGCGGGCATTGCAACTAGAGACCAAGCAAAGACTTTCATCTACGCTTTCCTATACGGCGCAGGAGATTCAAAAATCGGAAGCATCGTTGCTGGAACTGCAAAACACGGTAAAAGACTTAAAGAAGAGTTCCTTAGAAATACGCCAGCTCTTGGAAGACTACGAGAACAGGTTGCAGTGGCATCTGGAAGAGGTTATGTTTTTGGATTGGATGGAAGACGAGTGGCAATCCGGTCAGAACATGCTGCGTTAAACAGCTTACTACAATCAGCAGGGGCTATAGTTATGAAGAAAGCCTTATGTTTACTGGTAGAGTACGCTAACCTCCATAAAATAGACTATAAAATAATAGGAAATATACATGATGAAATCCAGACAGAAGTTAAAGCGAAAGACGCAGAAAGGTTTGGCCGCTTGGCAACGGCTTGTGTTGAAGCTGCCGGACTTCACTACAAACTCAACTGCCCCCTCGCAGGGGAATACAAAATCGGGGATAGCTGGGCAGACACCCACTAAGGAGTCGGATAGAAGCAGAGAGAACCAGACAAGGATGTACGTAAACGGTAAGAGATACAGAGTAGGTAACCCTAAACACCCCCACCATCAGTTATATAAGGAAGAAGGTTTAGAAGCAGTCTACGAAGTTATGAGAGGAAAGTCCCCCAATACTCAGAGACCTCGTTTCCTTGCTTGGTTTAACAACTTATTTACAACAACAAAAAGGCTGTCTAATGAAACCCAGTAAAGAAAATAGAAAGAAGTTTGACATTGACTTAGCCTACGGTGAGGTCAGAGAAGACAAGATAGCAGAGATGCTCACTGGTAAGAAGATAGAAGTCAAGTCAGAGAAGGACATGTGGCAGAAGACTGGTAACATCTGCATTGAGTACCAGTCATGGGGTAAGCCTTCAGGGATTGAAGCTACGGAGTCAGACTACTGGTTCCACAACCTCTGTATCGGTGAAGAAGAATACTGTACGTTAGTCTTCAGCACCCCCGTCTTGAAAAAGATTGTAAAAAGACTTGACAAATTCAAAACAGTTAGTGGTGGCGACCATAACGCTAGTAGAATGTTCTTGGTTAATTTACAGAAGTTATTCTCAACGGACGTTATCAAAGCCTTTAAGGAGCTAGAAGATGAACAAGACGACTGATACACTGGTAGACGACATCTACGCAATGATGGAGAGTAAGGACGCAGACCCCTCAGTTGACGTAGAGGCAGAGATAGAGAAGTTTGGCGAGAACGTAAAGGCTCTAATGCGCACAGAGTTCGGTAGAGAGAAGCGAGTAGATAAACGAACGCTACGCTTGTCGAACGTAGGACGCACTGATAGATTCCTCTGGAACGTTGTAAACGGTACCAAGAAAGAGAAGATTGAGCCACACACCTACGTCAAGTTTATGTACGGGCATTTAGTGGAAGAGTTGTTGTTGTTTCTTACCCGCATGTCAGGACACACAGTCACAGACGAGCAGAAGAAGTGCGAGGTAGAAGGCATACGAGGCTCTATGGACTGTAAGATTGACGGTGTTGTTACAGATGTCAAGTCCGCAAGCAGCTTTGGGTTCAAGAAGTTTAAAGAAGGTAAGATACTTAGGGATGACCCCTTTGGCTACGTAGACCAGATTAAAGCCTACGCCTACTCAGAAGGCGAGACACAGATTGGTTGGTTAGCCATCGACAAGACAGTAGGGCACCTCACTTACCTGAAGTACGACTTAGCAGACCCAGAGTTTAAGGTTGACATGGAGTTCAACGGAACGATAGCTGATAGGATTAAGTACCTCAAGGAGATGGTAAAAAAGCCTGAGCCTGTTGCAGTGTGCCATAAGCCTAAGCCAGACGGCAAGTCAGGTAACATGCAACTAGCAATGGGTTGTTCTTACTGTCAGTACAAGCAGCACTGCTATCCTAATCTGCGTTTGTTTAACTACTCTTACCAGCCTAAGTATCTATGCGAGGTAGTGAAGGAGCCGAACGTACAGGAGTTGAAGCTCAGTGACTAAGAAGAAAACTAAGTACAGGTCAGGGTTAGAGTCAGCGTTAGCAGACGCACTAACCAAAGAGTTTATCTACGAGCCTTACAACTTGCCTTACACAACACACAGGAAGTACACTCCTGACTTTGTGAACGAAGACAAGAAGATACTGATAGAAGCTAAGGGCTACTTTAGGGTAGGTGACACACAGAAGTACAAAGCTATCAGAGACTCTATGCCAGAGTGGGAGTTAGTCTTTGTACTGTCCAACCCCTTGACAAAAGTGCGTAAAGGTAGTAAGATGACAATGAGTCAGTGGTGTGAGAAAGAAGGTTTTCCTTGCTTCACTGTTAAAACAAGTAAAGAACTACTACAGTATGTGAGAGATAAGGTATGTCACTAACATTTGAGGAATACAAGGAACAGTTCGTCAGGGAAAACGATGAGATACTTATCTTAGAGATACTTGAAATAGACGCTGATGACTTACTTAACGCTTTTGAAGACCGACTAATTAGATACAGAGAAGAGGAATTAGAAGATGAGCATTAATAACGCAACACCGGCAGACTGGGATAGACTACGCAAGCAAGCACCAGCTATTGAGTCTACAACAGTAGATGATTTAATGGAAGTATATGTTGAGATGTCGCAGGCAGAACTAGAGTCATACATGTTAGATGATGAAGAGGAAGACGCAGTAAACAGCCCTGACCACTACAACACAG